AATTTGAAAATGGTATTGTTTATAATTTAGCAGGAGCAGGTGGAAGCATTACAGTAACTATAACAGGAGCTTAATGGCAACTTCAGGAATTACAACTTTTGAATCGAATTTTTTTATCGATGATATAATCACGGAAGCCTATGAAAGAATAGGTAGATTTGATTATTCTGGTAATGATATAAAAACAGCAAGACGTTCTTTAAATATAATGTTTCAAGAATGGGGTAATAGAGGTCTTCATTTTTGGGAAGTAAAAAATAATTCAATTACATTAGTTGATGGTCAATCAACTTATACAATGTTTAGATCAACAGCTGATGGAACTTCAAGTCCAAATGCTGTTTATGGTGTAGATGATATACTAGAAGCAGTTTATAGAAATTCAGATAATGTTGATTTTTCTTTAACTAAAATTAATAGATCAGGTTATCAAGGTCTTTCATCAAAAACTGACACAGGAACTCCAACACAATATTTTGTACAAAGATTTATTGATAAAGTAACTATTACTTTATATCTAACTCCAGGATCTACTGAAGCCGGAAACTTTATTAACTATTATTATGTAAGCCGGATTCAGGATGCAGGAAACTATACAAACAATGCAGATGTACCATATAGATTTGTACCTTGTATGGTATCAGGATTAGCTTATTATTTATCACAAAAATTTAAACCAGAATTAGTTCAACAAATGAAATTACTTTATGAAGATGAATTAAAAAGAGCTTTAGAAGAAGATGGTTCTTCTTCAAGTACATTTATAACTCCACAAACTTATTATCCAAATGTCTAATTTATCTAAAGGAAAATACGCACAATTTATTTCAGATCGTTCAGGTATGGCTTTTCCATACAAAGAAATGGTTGTTGAATGGAATGGCTCACGTGTACATACATCTGAATTTGAACCAAAGCAACCACAGTTAAATCCTAAACCAACTGTTGCTGATCCACAAGGTTTACAATATGCAAGACCTGCTCGAGTTGAACCTGCAACAGAAAATTTATTACCTGGAAATCCATTAAATTTAACTTCAGGTTCAAGTACTGTAACTGTTACAGAACCTGGTCATGGTAGAACAACCGGAAATACTGTTGTTCTTAGAAATGTAGACGGAAGTCCTGGAGGACTAGCTTATACAGTGTTTGAAAATTCTTTAGGATTTAGTATAAGAGTTATAAATACAAATAGTTATAGTTTTAGCAGTGGAAGCACTGCAACAGTAACAGGAAACTTTGGAGGAATGTCTGTAACTGCAGGTCCAGTTACATTAACACCATAATGACATACGCAGAATTAATACAAAAAATTAGAGATTACACAGAAGTAGATTCAAATGTTTTAACATCTACTATTGTTGATGGAATAATTAGTGATGCTGAATTTAGAATATTTAGAGATGTAGATTCTGATAATAATAGAAGATATGCAACAGCTAGCTTAGTAACTTCAGATAGATTTATAGATAGACCAGCAGATTTATTAATTATTAGATCAGCTCAAATAGTAGATTCTGATGGAAGTTCTAACCCTGATAATAGAGAATTTTTAGAATATAGAGATACAAGTTTTATGTCAGAATATAATCCAACAGGAGCCTCTGGTGTGCCAAAATATTACAGTTTATGGGATGAGCAAAAAATAGTTGTAGCACCTACCCCTGATGCTACTTACACAATTCAACTTAATTATATCTTGAAAGATGCCGGTTTATCTAGTACAAATACACAAACATATATCAGTAAGTATTTTCCCAACGGACTTTTATATGCATGCCTGGCTGAAGCATATTCTTTTTTAAAGGGGCCAAATGATCTCTTGCAATTATACGAAGGAAAGTATAAACAAGTATTAGAAGGCTTCTCAGTAGAACAAATGGGGAGACGAAGACGAGATGAATATCAATCAGGTGTTCCTCGAGTCGGTGGAAAATAAACTAGGAGAAAATTATGGCTATAACACAAGCGATCGCAAATGCTTTCAAAAAACAATTACTAGAAGGTGATGTAAACTTTAAATCATCTGGTGGTGATGTTTTTAAACTAGCTCTTTTTACTTCTTCAGCAACTCTAAACTCAACAACTACAGCTTACTCTTCAAGTAATGAAGTAGCAAACACAGGTACTTACGCAGCAGGCGGTGATCCATTAACAGGTCAAAGTGCAAACATCGGAACCGGAACTGGTAAAGGTGTTGCATTCGTTGACTTTGCGGATTTATCTTTTACAGGTGTAACGTTGACAGCTAGAGGTGCATTAATTTATAACACATCTTCTGCAGTTACTAATGCAGCAGTTGCAGTTTTAGATTTTGGAGGAAATAAAACAGCTACTTCGGGAACTTTTACAATACAGTTTCCGGCAGCAACGACTTCAGCAGCTATATTAAGAATCTCTGGTTAATAGGAGAACTAAATGGCATTAGTTGTAAATGATAGGGTAAGAGAAACCTCTACAAGTACAGGTACGGGCACAATAAATTTAGCAGGAGCAGCAACAGGTTTTGAAACCTTTGTTGCAGGAATTGGAAATAGTAACACAACTTTCTATTCTATTGTAAATAGCAATGGTGAATTTGAAGTTGGTCAAGGAACTGTTACCGATGCTTCACCCGATACATTATCAAGAGATACAATTTTATCATCATCAAATAGTGATTCAGCAGTAGATTTTTCTGCGGGCACTAAAGATGTTTTCTGTACCCTTCCTGCATCTAAAGCAGTTATACTAGACGCTAGCGGAAACATTGTAGCAAACAATGGATCAGCATTAACAAATTTAAATGCAACAGCATTAGCAAGTGGTACTGTTGCCAACGCAAGATTAGATGCTCAATTACAAGACGTTGCAGGATTAGCAACAACGTCTGGAAAAATTATTCAAGGTGATGGATCTAATTTTACTCTTTCAGCTTACACATTACCTACTGCAGATGGATCGGCAGGAAAAGTTTTAACTACAGATGGTTCAGGTGCAGTTACTTTTGAAACTCCTACAACTGGAGATATTACAGGTGTTGCAGCAGGTACAAATTTAACAGGCGGCGGAACATCAGGTGATGTTACAATTAATTTAGCTGATGCTTCTACATCTGCTAAAGGTGCTGCTTCATTTAGTTCAGATAACTTTGCAGCTAGTTCTGGAGCAATAACAATTAAAGATTCAGGTGTAGCAACAGCAGAAATTCAAGATAATGCTGTAACATTAGGAAAAATGGCATCAGGCACAGACGGAAATATTATTTCATATGATGCAAGTGGAAATCCAGTTGCAATAGCAACAGGAAGTTCAGGACAAGTTTTAACTTCAGCGGGTGCTGGAGCACAACCATCTTTTCAAACACCTACAGTTGGAGATATTACTTCAGTAGTTGCTGGAACTGGTTTATCTGGAGGTGGTACTTCTGGTGATGTTACTTTAAATATTGACAGTACAGTTGCTACCCTTACAGGTTCACAGACTTTAACAAACAAAACACTAACAACTCCTATAATTACAGAAATAGATTCAGGTTCTACTATTACACTTGATGCAACAACAGATATTATTCTTGATGCAGATAATCAAACGTCATCAGGCGGTGTGCAATTTAAAGATGGTGGCACACATTATGGGTCAATATTTAGAAGTAGTGGTGATCTTAACTTAAAAAGTATTGTTAGTGATGAAGATATAGTTTTCATGGGTAATGATAATGGATCAGAAATAACAGCATTAACATTAGATATGTCATCTGCAGGTTCAGCATTTTTTAACCATGACATTGTACTAGGTGATAATGGCAAAGTTACTTTTGGTGCTGGTTCAGATTTACAAATTTATCATGATGGATCAAATAGTGAAATTGTAGATATTGGAACTGGAAAATTAATTATAAGAACGAACGGTGCTGGAGTTGATATTAATAAAGATAGTAGTGAAAACATGGCTAAATTTATTACAGATGGTGCAGTTGAACTTTATCATAACAACTCTAAGAAATTTGAAACAACGTCTGCTGGTATACAAACAACAGGTACTGTTAATGTAAATGGAGCATACACTCTTCCAACTTCTGATGGGTCAGCTAACCAAGTTTTAACAACTGATGGTTCTGGAGCAGTTACTTTTGCAACACCAACTACTGGGGATATTACAGGTGTCACTGCTGGAACTTTATTAGATGGTGGTGGAACTTCTGGAAGTGTAACTTTAAATGTAGACTTATCAGAACTTTCGACTTCTACTTCAAATGGAGATGGAGATTTTTTTGTTGTAGTTGATTCTTCTAATGCTCAAAAAAAATTAACTAAAGGAAATATTAATAACTCAGGTTTTAATAATGACGCTGGATATACTACAAACACTGGTG